CCTCTTCCAACGAGGAGAACATTATTCCATCGTTGGCCATTCCCTCCACAATGGTTCGGAGGTCACGTAATTCGATCGCGGTAAGAAGGAAAGCGGGACGATATACGTTCTCGCGCAGAGCGTCGAGAACGCCCCATTTCTGAGGCCACGGACGGATGGTCGCAAAACCACCAATCTGCAACTTACGATCGCTTCCCCGCTCGACGGTACCATAATGTTCCCGATCCCGGTACACCGTACCGAGGATAAGGCATTGCTTTCGCAATGGTTCTAGCTTGTCTAATAGCTTAATCAGGGAATTAACCTGAGCAGTGTTATAAGCAAGCATCAAAGCCGCCATTTTGGCCTCCGTGCTCACGTAAAAATTACCAACGCTCTTAAGAGCGAAGAATAATGATACGCTTAACGGACGAACGCCTACGGGACTAAAGTAAGCCAAGAGGTAATTCCGGAGTCTGGTCGGTAGCCCTGTCAGGCGACCGGTTGCGAGTCTTTTAGACTTGTACCCATAGCCTACAGCGGATAGATACTGTCCAAGAGTCAGCGAGTACTTACGTGCAAGCTCTACCAGGCTGTTTAATGAAGACAGACCTGCAAAGAACTCTAGGTAAGGGGCTGGCGACGCGTTCTTCGCGTTAGCGTAGAACCGTTTCGCAAACTCCAATGCCTGACCTTTCGGTGAGACTAGAGACTTATGCAACCCAATTACTACTCCGAGGAGGTTCATAATTGAAACATATTCCTTAGCTACTTTGGCATTAGCGATAATTACGTCATCTCCTAAGACGGCGTAATCTTCGAACCAATCTAGCTCGTGTTGGTGATACCCAGCGCGAAAAGCAGCCCACTGAATGATTACATGGTGGGTAAATGCTAGCAGTGCCCAGGAACACAGAGCCCCTATAGGCTGTCCACATTCATAGTGGACGTGAGAAGCAGGGTCACGACTAATGATGCCCTTGGGCAACATTGGGACAGTGAATGCTCGACCTACAAGGATCTGCCCTAGACACTCAGCCCCCCAACTGGTTAGGAAGAAGGACATGAGGACTTTCTGGAACAATAGTGGTAAACGATCTGTTGCCGCCGATAAATCGTACGAAAACAGAGGGGTTCCTTTCGGAACTTTGTTTAACAAGCGCTCCAAAGGAGCTAACTGGTCAAACGTACCATCCTGAGGAATTATTTTCAGGAGTTCAAATAAAGCCTCGTGAAGAGGCTTTAACACCCATTGTGTCCAGCAGTCTACAATAGCAAATACACGTACCTTCCCGGCACTTTCTAATTTCAACCCAAGCCAACCCAACGTGCTCGCGAGAATCGCGATAGGTTGCACCAGGTTTTCTGGTGCAAAGCCGTTGGTCCAGTCCCGCATTCGATTCGGAACCCAACTATTACCAGTTATCTGGCAATACGCAAATAATGCGTGTGACGTCGGAGACCGAAGCCACAGATAGGCTGCCATCAAGATGGCAACTGGAGAAGTTGAGATGAATGCCTGAGCGTTAGCTGAGGCAGCATCTCGGTCTATTCGAGCGGATGGGGTACTCTTAGAAATTAGGAAAGGTTCCGCGCGCAATCCAGCTATAAACTCTCTTGGTCCCTCCCATAGGGCTCGCATCAAAGATGCCTCTTCGAATTTGTGTTTTAACACATTTAAGAAGAACCCAGATAGGAAATCAGAGAACTCTCCCAGCATCGTCGATTGCATCGACGAGGGTTGAGTAATAGTCTGGAGTTTTAGGATTCCGAGGACTGTGATGACTCTATATAAACCAAATAGAGTTATCCATAGTCGGATTACCCAGATCTCCCCGGAACGAATCCTAGCTCGATGAAGAGCAGGAATGATTCGAGGGATCGCGCGACCGCGGGTACGGGAAACCCGAACTCCGAGTGGAGTCAAATCTTTCAGTACGTGACCTCCTACACTTTGCATTAGGAGAGTACTGCACCCTTTCAGATACAGCACTACATAACGCAAACCGTTTTGTCGTGCAAGAGTATTAAGGTAAGAAAAGTAGGTCACCAACACTTTGACCAATGACAAGTTAAGCCGACCACCTAGGGTCGATACAACTCTAAGAGTTGGACCGATCATAGGCCGCCCCGATTTTACACGGAGCATGGCACCGAAATGCGCCACCTTTAC